TACTGGTGTTGCTTTTGTTACTTCAACACCAACAGCAGTTTCAGATTCTATTTCATTGATAGTATCTAAGGCAGTCTGACTGGAAGTACCAAATCTAGGTTCAAAACTTATATCTTCTCTCGTAAAGTTAAAATCACCCTCCGTTAGATTATTAATATCTGCTGATTTTTTAAGTACCTGCGTTCCATTAAGAAAAACATCTTTTAGTGCTGCAATATTATATTTATCAGTTCCCTGCGTAAGACCTGCCTCTAATGGTGAATGAAAACCAGCAATCTCTCCTTCTGATAAAACATCTATAAGATCATTTGATTGCTTACTGGATAGCAAAGAATCTGTAGTTGTCTGTATGCCATCAACATCACCTGCTGTGATATTTACACTATTTTGTTTTGTAAAAGTGGCATTACCTGATGTAGAGACTGAAGTGCTACTTGCAACTTTAAATTCAGTTGAGGAGGTGACAGAGGTGACAGTTACATTCTCTGTTGTACCAGAACCAGAGGTGATATTTAAGTCAACGACATCACCAACAGCTAATGTTTCTGCACCACTGTGAGTGACAGTGATTGTATTTGCTGATTGAGAATAATTTCCAGATTGCGGTACATCTTCTTTATAAAAACTTACTACTTCGGCTGAAACTGTAGCAGAAGTTGTACGTGTGACAGTGAAAACAGTTGAGGAAGTAACTGAAGCTACTGTAAGCTCTTCTCTGACTTCAGTAGCAACAGCACCAACATTTAGGATTACGTTTAAAACATCACCTACATTTATTGTTTCACTACCATCATGTGTGATTGTTACTGTTGTTCCTGACTGACTGTAACTACCAGTTTCTACAGTGATAC